GTTGCCGACCAGAGTCCAGCCAGTAGCTGTTGCAACCGTTACGTCGTCAGTACCAGCATCGATATTGATAACGAAGAAGTCAAACGCTGCGTTAACTTTAGATGCGCTAGACACGTCTGCTTCCAGCTCAGCAACGGTTGGCAGAGTCAGATTGCCAGCAGTGCCGTTGAAAGTGAACAGACCATTTGCAAGTTGAGCAGCAGTTGCGGTTGCAGCTGCGGTCAGTGCAGTTGGCGCGCCCTGAACAAACAGTTGAGCTTCACCAGTATTGCCATCGCCGAGCTGGTAGCCACCAGCACCATTAGGAAGAGCCATGATAAATATCCTTTAAAAAATGTTGTTAATGGGGGCCGAAGCCCCCACCAAGACTTAACCCCACATGCGGCAAGCCATTTGCGGACGGATCGTGCTAAAGCCGTACAGCACGTCAATACGGCAAGGCAGACGGTCGTTGTTGATGTCGTACTGACGAACAACACGCAGCGAGATGCCGTTGTGTACTTGACGCGAAGCCATGTCGACGCCTTGTGGCAGCAACAGGTCGGCGGTAGCGAAAGTGATCGCATCCTTATGGTAGATAAGGTTCTGAGCGTACTGGCTGCTAGCTGCACCCAAGAAGGTGACGGCTTTGCCGGTAGCAGGCAGAGCGGTCATGGTGGCCAGAGCGTGGCTTGCCGAGTACATCGGTGCCACAGTCACAGTCCAAGTACCAGCAACGGCAGTGGCGTCAGCCAGAGCCACGAACTGGAACAGCGAACCGGTGGACTCACGGGTCTGTGGGTTAACCGCAAAGCTGTCAGCGATAGTGAACACGTCGCCAGCTTTGATGGTGGTTGTCACAGAACCCTGCTCCAGCAGGATCGTGGACGCGCCTTCAGCAGTCACGCCTGGAGTCTTGACCAGAGTGGATGCAGAAGCGTCGCGTGACCCAGTGGTGTGCTGCTTGATCGACTGGGACATGTTGACTTCTTCATAGCCCAGAACACCCATGCCCATCATACCGTTCTTGAACTGGTTAGAGATGGTGGTGGTTGGGTTGAACAGACCTTTCATGCCTTCAACCAGACCAGCGTTAGCAGCTGGGTTAACAGTTGCGTAGCGTGGCGACATCACAGCTGCGTTTTCGTTCAGCTTCTGCTGGGCTTGCAGCAGAACGAGCGAAGTCGAAGGTACGGTGCCAGGCGTGCCGACCGAGTTACCAATGGTCTTGTACGCGTTAGCAACGTCAGCGTCGATCGACGATGCGAGCTGAGAAATACGAGGCTTCAGAACTCGCTCTGCGAAGTCATCCAACTGCATGGTGAGTTCGGCAGAAGTAAAGTTCACGCCGATGTGCTTCTGCGAAGCAACAGTCAGTGTGGTGAACTGTTCGTTGTCGTCCTGAACTTGCAGGGCGGCACCGTCGGTTACCAGAGCGCGATCCGGTAAACGGATACGCAGTGTGGAACCAATTTTTGCGCCTTCAACGGCGAAAGAGTCGTCGTATTGACGATTGACGTTACGAGTGATTACCAGGTTGTTCTCAAGGATTTCGAGAGCCTTGCGGGTAATCATGTCGATGGTAAGAATCGAGTTTGCCATGATTTATATCCTAAAAAAAGTTAGCGATTACGTTGAGCTTCCCACTTCTTCATCTGACGCTGGCGATCCGCTTCGATCCACTCTGACGTACTCATGTTCTTTACAGAACGAGGGTCAGTCGTGTCGTAAGACGGAGAGCCAGAGCCACGGCCACTAATAGGCGCGATGGGTGGTGGGGCGCTAGTTGTCTTTTTTAAGATCGGTTCTGAAGCAATTTTGGCTTCCAGTTTGCCGATCTCTTTAGCCTGCAAAATTGGCGACAGGCGTGAAATCCGGCTGGCTTCATTTGGGTGGGTACCCAAGTAGTAGGCCAGATCGGGGCCGATGTCGGACGATTGAATAGTCTCAGCCATCGCGTTCGTGATCGGCAGTGCAGGGTTGTATGCGACTTGTTCGAAGTCCTCATACTTAGCCCGCGCGTCCTCTTCACGATCTTGATACGCCTCAATCACACTCATGCGTTCACGATCAGCTTCACGTTTGGCCAATAATTCCTCTGCTTTTCGTACAGCCAATGCGTCGGCGTACTCATCAACAGAATTAAAATTTTCGACCGGCGGGAGTTCCGCAGATACGGCAGGCGCTTCTTGCGCTCGACGTGCCTGTTCTCTTTCCCACTTACGCTGTTCTCTTGCAAGCCTTTTGCCAATGGCAGCGTCTAGTTCTTCTTGCGTGAAGACTTTAGCTGGCTTTGACTCATCATTCTCCGGCGCATGTGTTTCTTCAGCTACAGGCTCTGCCGTCGGTGCCTGTTCTGGCGCGGGTACTTCCGCTAACTCGTTTTGTACTTCATCAGACATTGTCGATTCCTAAAGAATCCCTGACGTACCGCGTCAGTACGGTAATGCAAAAATTATTCGTAGAGTACGGTTGCAGAAACTGTACCACTAATCACAACATAAATGCCATTTTTAGCATACGCGCCTTCTAACGGCAATATGTATGACGTTGCGGCGGTCGGGGTAAACACGCCCAAAAGCGTTGCGGTGGTGGTAGTTGCTGCTGAGTCGTAAACGGTGATTGTCGGTGTGCTGGAGGCAGCGCTGACAAAAATACCCTTTAACTTGCCTGCGGCGGGTTTAATGTTGGCCGAAGCCGTGATGTAGGTGTAATTTGCCATGTTTTACCTCAAGCAAGAAACTTCAATTTATAGAGCGTTGACATGTACAGCGCTTCAATCTCATCAATAATGTTGTGGATTGCCGTGCAGTCCTTATCAACGACCTTGTAGCGCGCAGAATGTATTTCGTCCAGCTGGTCTTCTAAAAACTCAACAATGTTGCCCTGCTTTTTTGCAGACTGCAACGAAATGGGGCCAATCAGACCATACTTGCCTTGGTAGGCTTCAGCAAACGTGTCCGCTAAGTCAACAATACCGTCGTAAAACTTTTGCAGCGCCTTATGTTTGGCGTAACTGCGGGTGTTCAGATGCACTGAATGAGCCACATCACGGCCTAAAAACAGCGTACCTACAAAGTCTGCGGCGTTCATACCATTGGCTCCTGGGGCGGCATATTCATCATTTCTGGCGGCATTTCAGCCGATTCAGGTGGAATCATACCCATTTCAGGCGGCATTTGCTGCATTTCTTGTGGCATTCCGCCCATTTCTTGCTGCATGCCCATGTCGCCCATCAGCTGTTGGCCTTGCTGCTCCATAACCAAGTCGCCGGTAGTCATGACATCGCGTAGCGTTTGCATGACGACTTCTTGCACCTGCTCTGGGTTCATGGCGCCAGATATAGCAGTCAGACGCTGTGTCTCGGCCTGATACGCCTTGATCTCGGCTTCGAATGCCTTGCGATCCAAGTCCTGCACCTCGACCGACTTGCCGACATTTTGCAGCATCTGTTGCATCTGATCCAGCTCTTGTGCCATTGCTTCCATCTGCATCTTGGCCTGCTGCATCTCAGGCGACTCGTCCGAATCAGCCATGATTTTCGGGTCGATGATCTTCTCGAACCGTTTCGCCATTTCCTGCGCGCCTGGCCAGTCCATGTTCTTGATGAACAGGTCACCTGCCACTTGCCAGAGCTGCGGGTTGGATTGCAGGATCATGCCCATTGCATCCAGTGCTTCCTGACGCTTGGTCATGTAGGACGGGCCGGTTGTGACCACCACGTCGTACTTACCCACGCCGGGATTGTAAATCTTGTCGATGACAATATTGTTCTCGTCTCTAATTTCTTTAACCGGCTCTGCTTGAGTCGGGTCGAGCTTGACCATTTCGGTGTCGCCGTCCAGACCAATAATGCGAGCCACACGCTGGGTGTCGTAAATCTTCGGTATCAGGCCAACCAGCTGACGAGTGACATGCCGGACAGCCCGCGCCAGATTATCGACGTAATGATAAGTGCCAGTATCAGACTGACGCTCGCGCGCCATAATCGCCTTGCCCGAACGCTCATTAGAAGTGGCTCCAAGACTAGTGTCGTACTGCCCTGTGGTCGACTTGATGTCGTCTGAGGCACCCATTTTGGCCTGAATCAGGCCAGTTTGTGGCAGTGGAGGCGGCGCGCGCTGTGGTAGTGGCAGCACTGCACCATTTCCGTCCGTTACGTCCGGATTGACCTCCAAATACGGCCAATTTTGCGTGTTGGCCGTCTTCCACTGCATTTCGTAGCCTTCAAACTGGCCGCCGTAGCCAATAAACGGCGCTTTTGGTGCCAAAGCAAGCATTTCTGCCTCTTGTGACGTCCAATAGTTGTACATCCGCTGCGCATCCTTGGCATTTCTGACCAATCCAGACACGTACAGCTTGCCATCGACCTCAAATTCGTTGCCAACCACACGCACAACCGGTATGTAGTCGCCTGCCCAGTCGCTTTTTTCCAAAAACTCGTAGCCGTTGGTCTTGCACCACTTGACCCGCTTGGCGTCCACTTGACGAGTACGCACGGGTTTGACGCCCATCATCTTCAACTGCTTGGCTTCGGGCGAACCCTCGAAAGCCGTGATGTTGCCAGGGTACAGATGCAGTGTCGCTTTTTCGTATTCAATGTAGTAATACTCGGCAATACGCACCGTGTCTTCATTGATCCAGATGCTAATCGACTGGTCGCCAATACCTAGCGTTTGCAGGCTAGAAATAGGCGATGCGTCAGGAAACAGGCGCTCGTATTCTTCGCGCTGCAAGTCTTCCGTTACAAAACACCACTTAGCGTCTGCGCCGCATGGGTCTTGAATGGTTGGATCCATGTAGACCGAAAACGAGTTCCGCACCCGCATGATCTTGATGTCTTGATCGAAGGTGTTGTCGTCGCAGTATTCGGTGATGATGCGGATGTAGCCCTCGCCGTAGCTTACTTGGTTCTCGCAGGCGGTGTCGTAGGCGACGTCGGCGTCAGAGATGTACTCGATGTGCCTGACCATGCCGTTGTAGATTTCGGCGACTTGGGGGTCGGCTCGGTCGTCAGCGGGTATAACTTTGCCGCTCGGACGGTTTTGTCTTTGGTCGTTCGTGACTTGTCGGACATGCTGTGGCAGCTTGTTAATAGTCAAGCAAGGGCGGGCGTTGATTGTCTGCCCCTGCACTGCACCACGGGTAGCCAAGACGTCGGCTGGCCACTGCCAGTGGTTGTCTGGCGAGCCTGCGTAGAAGCGCAGGTCATCTAGTTCATCTTCACGGGACTCAGACAGCGCGGAGAGCGTCATTTGCAGACGAGTCCGCATGGTTGCCAGCGTGTCGCTGTCGCTCTCGTCACCCTTTTTAGTGGGTGGGTTACCGCCGATCGCAGCAACTTTAGCAGCCGAATTTATGCCGGTGTAGTCCATTACTTTTTGCCTTTAGCTGGCGCCTTAGATTGTGCTGATCGTTTGGTGGCGTAGGCGATGGCCACGGCCTGTTTCACAGGCTTGCCAAATTGTACCTCGGCCTTGACGTTTTTACGAAAGGCTTCTTTGCTTGATGACTTAACGAGCGGCATTATCGCACTCCCATAAACTGTCGTAATTGTTTGACATACTCTAGCTGTTCGGGGGTAGGCGATAACGCCGATGGGTCACCCGACAGTATGCGTGCGGCCAGAGTCTGCCGTATGTCGTCAATATTACCTGTTCCGTAGGTTGAAAACGCTTTTTCTTGTTCGGGCGTTAACGCGTATCTAGGTGACGGTAACATCTTCCGGCGCATGTGAACGCGGGCGGCTTCGTTTAACTTGACCGCTTCTTGTTCTTGCGGCTTTAATGTACTGTACGGGTTCAGAATAATCTTATCGTCTTCCGCTGCCATGCCGGCCACGTTCGGGTTCTTCTTAAAGTATTCCAGTTCGGACTCGTACGGCTCGCGCATCCCTATGCCGTATACGCCTTCTGGGTACCCTGTCACGTTGCCGGGCATCTTACTTCCCCTTTTTAGCCGTCTTAGCAGACTGCTTAAAGTCTTTCGCGGTTGGCGCGCCGGGTGAGCCGGGTTTCCTCATCTTCTCGCCAGAGCCAGCCTTAATGCGTGCCTGCTTGGCGTGAATGTTTGCGTACAATCCTGGTTTAGTAGCCATTAGCATTTCCACCTTTTCAAAGCTGCTTTCGCTCGTTCGCCGTCTTTGGCGTTAGCCGCCACGGCACCCATTCTGGCGCAGAACGACTTTTTCCTACCCTCGTCTGCTTTCGTCTTCGGACTCGGTGCCGGTGCCTTCAAGTTGCTGCCTGTCTCGCGGTTGTACTTCTCCCGCCCCTTGGCAGTCAAGCCAGCGCCTTTACTGACCGGCAGCTTCTCGCCCCGGCCTACACTTAACGACACACTTTTCTTCGTTGCCATCTTAGTGCCCCATCCATCCAGTTGCTACTGTCGTCTGCTGGTACCCTCGCGGTGCTGACCGTGTCGCCCGTTCGTAGCTCGACTCACGGGCAGCTACCGGGAACGCGAACGTTACTGCCAGCGCGTCGGCTGCGTCCGGTGACGCTAGGCCACGCGACTTCATCTCTTTCTTGCCTTCCAGATAGATCGTTCCCGACGAGTCAGGCTTTTTCATCGGGCCAGTCAGGTCGGCCTTTAGCTGCCGGTCGTTGGGGATGCTGGCAGTTTTTAACCAGTCCCGCATCGCGCCCCACATCTCAGCGCGCTTGTTGCCCCACATGACGGGCTTGCTTGACTTCCATCCGAAGTTCACTCCCCGCACCTTGTAACGCTGTTCTTTTAGCCTGTCAAGTACCCCGTAGCCTAAACCGCCTAAAAGAAC